TTCACTAGCCGCAGGTACAGCAACTTTTGACGAACACTACAGCGCACCAGCTGGTCCAAGTGCAGGCGATATTTGGATCAAAACAACAAGCCCAGGCAATGGTATTGACCTTGACTTTTATCGTTTCAGTACTACAACAAGTGCATTTGCAAGCGTTACAGTACAGGGTGTAAGCACTACACAAGCTGATGGTGCTGGCGCAATTGGTGACTTTGTACCTCAAAACGGTTCAAGTGTTTCAGCACTAACCGCAGGTACTGCAACAATTGGTAACCTATTACTGGACCAACAAGCAAACACACGTGGCACGATTATTGTTCGTGAAGTTGTTACAGGCGGTGCAGTTGGCGCACTTACAACAGGTGATCTAAACGCATCAACAGCAATGCCAACAGCAACAGCGGCAGCAGGACAATATTGGCATGACAATTCAATTGATGGACTAGATCTTTATATCCAAACAGGCGGTGCTTGGCAGGCAGTTCTAGCTGCAGATACACAGTATGGTACAACTGCACCGACCACTGACAAAGATGGTAATGCACTAGGCAGTGGTGATGTATGGATTGATACAACACTAGCAGGTTTTGGACAAGCAAACGAGCGTGATTATCCAAAGATTTATGTACACAACGGTAGTGCATGGATTAAACATGACAACACTGATCAAACAGGACAAACAGGCGTATTATTTGCTGACTTGTTTGATGTAGCAGGTGGTACAAGTCCAGTATTTGGAGCACCAAGTGCGGCTGTATATCCAGCAGGTATGGTAGCTGTAAACATGGCACAGAGTAAAAACACTGTTAGAGTTTACGGTTCGTGGGCAGCAGCAGGTAACACTACTGTAAATGCATGGAGAAATGCAGCAAGTAACCATGCAGATGGCGCAGGACGTTTTGGACGTTATGCACAACGCAATGTAATTGCAACAAAAATGCAAGCGGCAATTGCAGGCACAGATCTAAGAGATCCTCTCAATAGATTTAGCTTGATTGCATCACCAGGTTATCCAGAACTAGTAGACGAAATGGTTACACTTAACAGTGATAGAGGCGAAACAGCATTTATTATTGTTGATACACCAATGCGTAAAAATGCAACAGATGCAATTAGTTGGGTACAAAATGCAGCCACAGCAAGTGAAAATGGTGAAGATGGACTAGTAACAAACAACACATACAGTGCAGTTTACTATCCTGCAGGACAAACAACAGAGCCATTAAATGGTAACACAGTTGTTGTTCCACCAAGTCACATGGCGCTATACACTTATGCATACAATGACAACATCAGTTACCAATGGTTTGCACCAGCTGGTCTAACAAGAGGTGTTGTACAGAATGCAAGTGCAGTTGGACATTTGACATCTGAGAATGAATTCAAAGCAATTGCGCTTACACAAGGACAGCGTGATGCAATGTATACAGCAAAGCTGAACCCAATCACAACATTCCCTGGACAAGGCACAGTTATATTTGGACAAAAGAGTCTACATACAACAACAAGTGCATTAGACAGAGTAAATGTTGGCAGATTGGTTGCTTACTTGCGTGAACGTTTTGATGAAATTGCTCGTCCGTTCTTGTTTGAAGTAAATGATGCACAAACAAGACAAAGAGCAAAAGTTACATTTGAAAGATTCTTAAGTGACATCCTTGCTAAGAGAGGACTAACTGACTTTGCAGTAGTATGTGATGAATCAAACAACACACCTGCAAGAATCGACCGTAATGAACTTTATGTTGATGTTGCAATTGAACCAAGCAAAGCTGCGGAATTCATTTATATTCCGATCAGATTGGTCAATACTGGACAAATTTCAGCTAATTAACAAAAAAATTAACATAATACTTAATTAGGCGGCTTAGGTCGCCTAATTTTTTGACTGAAAATCATAAATACTGTTAGCCGGTAACATGAGGAGAATCAAATGGCAGTTATTACAAATTTAGGTGTTCCAGACAATCAGAGCAACACCACAACCATTATGCCAAAGTTACAATATCGTTTTAGGGTTACATTTCTCGGTGATGGTTTCAGTGGAAACAGTACTAGAAATGTTATTAGTGTAACAAGACCTGCACTAACACATGACGAAGTTGTAGTTGACGCATACAATTCAAGAATTTATCTAGCTGGTAAACACACATGGGATCCAGTTACAGTTGTATTCAGGGACGATGTCGATAGTGCATTGCTACGTGAACTTAACAATCAACTTAATATTCAAGTTGACCATGCTAACCAAAGCTCACCAAGAGCAGGTAGCGCATACAAGTTTGCAATGAAAGTAGAAACATTAGATGGCGCTAATCCAACACCAGGTATATTAGATACATTTGAATTAGCAGGTTGCTATATTCAAAATATCCAGTATGGTGATATGGCATATGCTAGCAGTGATCAAACACAAATTACTGTAAGCATTAGATACGACAATGCTGAGATCTTTGATGCAGCAGGAACAGCAACGCTAACAGGCGCAGATCAGGACCAAACTAGAAGTACAGCTTCAGGCGCTGGTACCTAATAGAGGGTAGGTTATGGCTATTCCGTCAGTTACCGGCCCTACTAATTTTGCCGCTAGGCATTTTGGACAAGACACTCAACAAGGTGGTCCTATTACAGCCGCGCCAAGATTAGGTTATAACTTTAGTGTTGAGTTTATACTCAATCAGGAAGTAGCTATAGCAGACGCTAGTTTTGGACACACCTTTACTTTTGATAGAGTAAGTGGTGTGTCTTTACCTGATATATCATATGATGTACAGCCAGTAAATCAATACAATAGAATAAGACATGTAGCAACCAGACAAACGTTTGGACCTGCTAATTTGTCAATTTACGACACCAAAGACAATATGTTTACTGAAATTTTAAAGTCATACAGTAAACATTATTTTAATAGTATGGAACTTGATGAAGATGTTTTTAGTGGATATAACATGAATGATGTTGATTTTCAAAACGGAAAGGAACATCCGTTTGGTGCTAATAGCATTAATCCAGAAGCAAGATTTTTTATTGAAGAATTACGTATACACAATATAGATTTTAATAAGACAGAAGGTCGCACACATCAGTTATTTAATTGTATGATAACAAACGTAAGTTTAGATAGATTTGACTACAGCAATAGTCAGCCTATTTTATATCAAGTTCAAATACAGCCAGAACATGTAAATGTAGGACCACTAAATCTGACCACTAACGATGGAGCAAGTGATACTGATAATCCTAGTCAAGACTTTGCTAGGGCAGTAGCAAATAGACCTTCTAATGTAGTTAATGCAGTACCTACAAATAATCCTAATAACTTAAAACCTTTCAGTGGTACTCTTAAAGCAGGTGAAAAGCTGAGAAACATCAACGGCAAAAGTTTTGTGGTTCCAGCCAGCTAATAAATACTACTAGAATGGCAAACAAATTTCAACAAGGTATATATGAGGTTAGAAACCCTCGTAAGTATGTGGGTAAACACCGTCCCAAGTATCGCAGTGGTTGGGAATTAAAGTTTATGCGCATGTTAGATGAACATCCTAATATCCTAGCATGGGCAAGTGAAGCGCATAGAATACCTTATAAAAATCCAGCTACAGGTAAGAATACACACTATGTTCCAGACTTTTTTATAGTGTATGAAGATAAGAATAAACAGCGCAAAGCAGAAATGATAGAGATTAAACCTGCTGGACAAACACTTGCTTATGCCAGAGGCACAGTACAAAAAGCACAAGCAATTGTAAATGAAGCAAAGTGGCAAGCAGCCAAAGTTTATTGTCAGAGACAAGGTGTTGGATTCAGAGTGTTAACAGAGAATGAGTTGTTCAACAATCCTAGAAAGAGGCGTAAAAAATGAACAAAAAAATAGAAGATGTGTTTGATTTACCTCCAATAGAAAAGGAACATGTAGATGAACCTATCAAATCTGAGGAGACAGGTTTGGATTTAACACAATTACAGCAACAACTGGATACAGCAGATAAAATTGATGCTGCACTACCAATGGTCAGAGACCTTGAAAACTTAGATGTTGACATGGATGCATATGCACAAAAAGCAATGCATGCTTTTCAGGATCTAATGGATCTTGGACAAAATGTAGAAGATAGACATGCGGCGGCTATATTTGATACAGCCAGTAAAATGATGACCAACGCTATCACTGCTAAAACAGCAAAGATGGATAAAAAACTTAAAATGGTGCAATTACAACTACAAAAAGCCAAATTTGATGCACAGCAAGCCAAAGTTAATGATGATGCAGGAATACAAGGTGAAGCAGAAGAGTTTGAAGACCGTAACAGTTTGATTAATGCTGTGATAGAAAAAATGAATAACTCTGATAAATAACTACAGTTAAGGAAATCGCGATGAAAAGTTTGAAACAATATCTAGCAGAATCTGAAAAAACATATGAGTTCAGACTTCGTAGTCTAAACGAGATTTCAGATGAACATATGGACAGAATTGAAAACCATATGAAAAAGTACAACATGGAAAGCATGGGTGCTCCTAAGAAAACCATTATGCACAAGCCACGTGGCTTTGCAGATGTAGGCGCACAAGAAGTTTACATATACGATTTTGCTACTAAATTACCAGCAACACCAAACACACTGCATGAAGAAATTGCAAGCATTTGTGGTTGTAGCTTGGGTAACATGGTTGTAAACAATATGAACGAAGCTGAAGAGCTTTGGGAAATTGAAGAAGAATCAGATGAAGAAGCAAAAAGCGTACTAGCTGACGCAGATTACAGCGAAGCAGAAAAGATTGTACCTACAGATCATTATGGTGATGCTTATAATGATAAAATGGTCAAAGATGCAGTAGGTGCAGAACTTAATAAAGAATACAAGGTGTGATATTATGAATTTAGATGACTTAAAATTACTAGCAGGAGTAGCAAAGTCAGCAGACACACCAGTGCAAGAACAGCCACAACTTGGTGATATGAGAACATTAATTGCATTGGTAACTCCAGAGCAGTTAAATCAATTACAAAGTAGTACTGAAGAAGCAGTAGAAGAAGAAGGATTTGCCAACAGCGGTGACGAATATGCTGGTGAACCTGAAGAATACAAAGGCACATTAGGTAGTCCTGCTGACCTAAGCCTACGCAGATACTTGGGTGCCAATGGCATGCCAGTAAATGTAGATGAAGCAAAAGTTTACGAAGACCACAAAGTAGAAGATATTACTGAAGCATATGCACAGTACAAAGCTGAACAAAACCAAGTAGTAGCAGAAGCACATGCATGTGGTTGTGATGATAGTTGTTCATGCGGCGGCAACTGCGGTCCAAACTGCAACTGTCACAGTGGATGCAGTGCAACAAATGAGTCAGTTACTGAAGGTCATATGAAAGATGAAATGATAGATGATGCTGAAAAAATGAGTAAATCAGCCTTTATTAAGAAATACGGCGAAGAAAATGCTGGTACATGGGAAAGTGTGAACGAATCACTTGAAGAAGGTAAA